GCACGCCTGCAGGGGCAAGCTGACGAAAAAGGGGATGCGAAAGCATCCCCCTTCCCCCGCCGACGAGGCGGATCGTCTCGCGCTGGATCGCGCCGTCGAAAACATGATCCAGGGCGTTCTGAGTGGGTGGGATCACGCCCGCCCACTTGGAAGCCTTAGCAGGCAGGACCTCCGCCGCATAGCTGACGCAGCCATCACCGGCTGGGTCTTGAAAAGGGCAGAGCTGGCAGAATGCGGGAACGCGGAAATAGCAGAAGAACTGAATTCCTCTGCGGTTTTTGCGGGGTGAACCTTGGACCGAACCCTTGGCTCGGCAAGGCACCAAACCTTCACACTGCCTGCGGCTGTTACCCGCAAAAGGAGCAACCAATGCGGCTTCCTACCAATTCCGAAAAGGTCCAGGCGATCCTGGACGCGCGCCGCGACGTGGCGGAATACCTGCAGAAGATCGGCAAGATTGAGGCATTCGTCTCTTTCTCTGCTGATGACATATGCGGCCTGATCCGCGCAGCGCAGGAAGGCGTGCAGAAAAGCCTGCACCGTCAGATCAGCTCGTCCCTTGACGACGAAATCCCGTTCTGAGGATGGCGCAGATGATCAAAGCGATTGAGACACGCTATAAGGGCTATCGCTTCCGTTCGCGCCTTGAGGCGCGATGGGCGGTGTTCTTTGATGCTCTGGGGCTGCAATGGGATTACGAGCCTGAGGGGTTCACCCTACCCTCTGGGACCAAATATCTCCCGGACTTCCGAGTGGTGGGCGCCGGCATCACACATTGGTATGAGGTGAAGCCTTCCAACCAAGCGCAGGATGCAAAGCTTTCTGAATTTGCCAGTAGTGTGGACGACGCCGGGCATGTCACGCTGCTGGCGGGCGACCCGATAGACGCGCTTCCCGGCAAGATGATTTGCCCGCGTTGCGGCGGAATAAACCATTCGATTACTTTGGACCCCGCGTTTCTGGGCGAATATCAGTTGATGTGCCACCCGTGCGATTGGGCGACGCCCTGCGGGGAGGGAGAGCTGGAGGTCGGTGCATTTGGCATCTATGTCCGCCCGCACAAGGGCTGGATTATGGTCGGCCAAAAAGAAATGGATTCTTTGATCGGCCTTGCAAAAAGGGCCGCTATCAAAGCCCGCTCTGCCCGCTTTGAGCATGGCGAGGTTCCGGCATGACCCTCGATTTCAACCCCCGCAACGCAACCGGCGCCAGCATGGTGGCCCTGATTGATGCCGCAATCGACCGAGCCGTGGACCGGCCGCGCGATTACCTCGGCGCTTCGGCAATCGGCGAGCCGTGCGCCAGGCGGCTGCAGTATGAACTGCGCGGCCACCCGCAGGACGAGGGCAAGGGCTTTTCGTCTCGCATCCGCCGCATCTTTCACCGCGGCCACAAGGGCGAAGAATGGATGATCGAATGGATCAGGGCCGCTGGCTTTGATCTGCGCACCGAAAAGCACGGCAAGCAGTTTGGCTTTGAAGACTGCGACGGTCGGTTCAAGGGCCACATCGACGGTGTGTTTGTCGGTGGGCCTGACGGGTTCAAGTACCCGGCGCTTTGGGAGTGCAAGGTACTTGGGGCAAAGGGCTTCGCCTCATTGGCGAAGCATGGGGTGGCGAAGGCGTATCCCAAGTATGCCGCCCAGGTCGCAGTCTATCAGGCTTATCTGCAGCTTGCCGAAAACCCGGCCATCTTCACCGCCCTGAACGCCGACACGATGGACATCCACATCGAGACCGTCCCCTTTGATGTGGCCTTGGCTCAAGAGCAGATCGACAAGGCCGCGCGCATCCTTGCATCGACAGACCACGGCGAAACACTGCCGCGAGTAGCTGACGATCCGGCGTCGTTCGCCTGCAAGTTCTGCCCGTTTCAGGGGTCGTGCCATGAGCTGGCTTGATTTCAATAACGCGGCGCAACAGAACAGCCTGCCGACAACGGCAGCGCCGCTTTGGTCTGCGCCGCGCTATGACCGCGATGAAGTGCTAAAGTCCATCATGCCCCGGCTTGAGGGCGTGCTGGGCTACCTTTACCCGCAGGGCTTTGCTGACCCCAAGGGTCGCGCGTTCTACATCGGCGACAAGACCGGCACCAAGGGGCAGTCCCTAAACATCGTCCTTGAGGGCGAGCGCGCTGGCCTGTGGCACGACTTCGCCAGCGGCGACGGCGGGGACATCTTCGATCTATGGGGCGCTGCGCGCGGGATGACCGCGTTTGCCGACATCCTGCAGGACATGGGCGACTATTCTGGCGCAAGTGCGAACACGCCGCGCCAGACGCCAAAGCGCGCAAACCCGTCTGGCGGCAGCGACTGGGGCGTGCCAACGAAGACCTACAATTACTGCGACCCGATGGGCAACATCATCGCCCAGATTGATCGCTTTGAATGGATGAAGGACGGCGAGGCCCGCAAGTCGTTCCGCCCTTGGGACGCCGCGCGACGGGTCAACAAGATGCCGGAACCGCGCCCGCTCTATAATCTGCCGGCGGTCGCTCGCTCTCCTGAGATCGTGCTGTGCGAAGGCGAGAAGTGCGCCGATGTGCTGCAGGCTGCGGGGATCGTTGCCACCACCGCGATGGGCGGCAGCAACGCACCGGCCGAGCAGACCGACTGGGCGCCACTGCAGGGCCGCAAGGTGCTGATCTGGCCAGACAACGACGACACAGGCCACAAGTACGCAGAGCGCGCCAAGGAAGCCGTCCTGCTGGCCGGTGCGCTGTCTGCTTCCATCTTGCGGGTGCCTTCTGGCAGACCCGCCAAGTGGGACGCCGCAGACGCCGCAAGAGACGGTGAAGACCTGGCAAGCCTGATGCGGCAGATGCGAGGCGACACCGCCGAGGCCGAACGCCTTGGCACGCCGTCATCTGCGCCATTCCAGTCGTGGAAGGTGATTGATGCCGGGTCGATCCCGCCGCGCCAGTTCCTTTACGGCAATCACTACATCCGCAAGTTTGCTTCGGTCACTGTCGCGCCTGGGGGCTTGGGGAAATCAACGCTGGTCTTGGCCGAGTGCATCGCAATGGCGACAGGCCGCCCAATCTTGGACATTCGCCCGAAGCAGCGGTGCAAGGTCGTCTACTTCAACGCAGAAGATCCGTTTGATGAAATACAGCGCAGGGTTTTGGCGATTTGTCAGCACCACGGCGTTCCGCAAGAAGAACTGGCCGGCTGGCTGTTCACGGCCTCAGGTCGGGATGTTGAACTTATAATGTCCCGCGGCGATAGCGGCGACATAGTCGAGCCGGTTTTCGGGCTGATTGAACGCTTCTGCGAGGCCGAGGCTATCGACGTGGCGACCTTTGACCCGCTGGCGAACATGACCGACGCGCCAGAAACAAACGACGCCTTCCGCCGCCTGGGCAAGCGGCTGTCGCAGATGGCGGATCGGCTGAACATAAGCGTCGAACTGGTTCACCATACCCGCAAGCTAAATGGCGGCGAGGCTACGGTCGAGGATAGCCGCGGCGGTTCCGCCCTGATCGGCGCCGTTCGTGCCGCACGCGCCCTTAACCCCATGACGTTCGCCGAGGCCGCGAAGGCCGGGCTAGAAACGCACATCGACCACTTCCGCATCGAGGCCGCAGGCAAGAACAACCTGTCGCGCGGCTCTGCGCACTCAACTTGGTATCAGCGTTGCGGCGTCTTGCTTGCGAACGGCGATGAGGTCGCATCCCTCGCGCCCTGGGCCTGGCCCGATGCGATGCTTGGCGTGTCCGCCGATGATGAGCGCCGGGTGCAGATCGCCATCATGGCTGCGACCGAACCGCCCCGCGAGAACGTGCAATCCAAGCAGTGGGCGGGCCGCATAATCGCCGACGCAATCGGCCTTGATCTGGACGAGCCAGCCGACAAGGCGAAGGCAAAGATGCTGTTGAAGCAGTGGATCAAGGATGACGTTCTGGCGATTGAAATGGTCTTCAGCAAGCGCGATGGCCGCGAAGTCCCCGTCGTTATCGCGGGCAAGAACGACCGTGGGGGCGCCGAATGACCCCCAATCTTCCGCACTTCCGCACCTCTTCCGCACCTTCCGCCGCAGGGTGCGGAAGCACCTCCTCTCCGCACCGCCGCACCCCCTTCTATAGGGGTGCGGGGGTGCGGTGCGGTGCGGAACGGCTTCTCGGACAAGAAACAAAATCTCCGCACCTTTTTCCGCACCTTCAGACGATGAGGCCCGCCCCAATGAACATGATGACCGACATTCCGCCTTTCGAGATCCGCAACGCCTTCCGCGACCCGCGCGCCGTCCACCACCAGGAAGAAATCCGCCGCGCCATGCTCAAGGGCCTCGCGCCGGTAAAGGAAGCCCCGCTGCCGAAAGAACCGCGTGAGCCTCGCGCCGCCGTAGTCCCGCGCACGACGCACGCCAAGAACTGCAGCGCTATCTTGCGCCACCTGGCGGATTCAGAAGACAGCCGCGCTGGCCTGTTCCAGGCCACATGCCTGCCCAAGCGCACGCTTGACCGCGCTCTGCGCGACATGCGCGACAAAGGCCAGGTTGAGCGCAGTCAGCGCGACCGGGTTATTGTCTATCGCATAACCCAAGAGGGGACGGACGTAATCCGCGCGCCGCAGCCCGTTTCGGTGGCGCAAAATTCGCCGCGCCAGAAGAAGGGGCCAAGCGCGGAAAAGGTGGACGCCGTCTTCCAGCTTCTCTCCGCCCAGCCCGCCACACGCGCCGCGATGCAGCGGGCGCTGAAGGTCGGGGCATCAACGATGGAGGACTGCCTGCGGGTGCTGCGGATTCAGGGCCTGATCCTATGGGTGCAAGACCCGAAGACCAACATCAAGACCTACATGGTGAAGCCATGAACCGCGCCGACATTCTTGACACGGCGAAGGGCTACGTCAACGTGGACCGCGCAGCCGTTCATGGCGATGCCGAGCGGAACTTTATGACCATCGCTGCATTCTGGGCGGCCTATCTTGAGCGCCCCGTCACCGCAGCGGACGTGGCCGTGATGATGACGCTGATGAAATGCGCCCGCATCAAGGCCAACCCGGCGCACATCGATTCATGGGTGGACGGCTGCGGTTACCTGGCCTGCGGCGGTGAGATTGCGACGGGGGCCGCAGAATGACCGCGCAGCCCCACAAATTGCCGCTAACGCCCCATGTCCCGCGCCTGCAGGCAACGATGGCCCGCGAGAGAGAAGGCGCCCTGGTGACGCTCGTTGTCCACCTGATGGGGGAACTGCGCGCCAAGGACAAGCGCATCGCCGCCCTTGAGGCCGAGCTGGCCGACGCCCGCGAATGGGTGGTGGATTTGGAGGCCGAAATTATGGACGCGAGGGCGCGCGGGCCGTTCATCCCCGTGACGTTGGGGTGCCTGTAATGAGCCGCCGCGACAAAGCCATCATCAATCAACTGCTCTATCGCATCGAGGACTTGCAGGACGCCGTGGACGAGCGGGACGCCATCATCGCCATGTGGGAATCCGGCGAGATTGAGCATGACGTGCCGGACCTGACGGACTTCTGGCTGAAGATGGGGCGCAAGCAATGAGCCTGGCCGAACACATACAAACCGAGAGGCCAAGCATGAAGCGCCACATCCGCCGCCGTCCCCGCAAGGCATCTGCCGCCCCCATCACGCTGGCACCGGGCGACCGGGGAGCCACCGGGGCTGCCAATCTGGAGCGGCTGGTTGAGGAAGAACGCGGCGCGCGGGACGCGGAGACGGGCAAGGTCATCAACCCCAACGGCTACCGGGGCAGCAGGAGGCAACCGTGGTTTGAGAAATACGCCGGCAAGGGCAAGCTGACGCCACAGCAGCACGCCGCCGCTGCCAGGTTGTTCGCCGCATATGAGGGCTTCCCGGCGCGTGACCCGCTGGCCGCCCTTGGCGAGAGCGTGGACAAGTCGCTGTGGGGCAAAGACCCGCTTGCCGCGAAAGTGGACCAGCGCCGCGAGTTCTATCGCATGTGGGCAGGCGTTCCGTTGTCGTCGCGGCCGGTCATTGAGCATGTCGTCTTGAACGACAGGCCGCTGCGGGCGATGGCCGGGTGCAGCAACGGGTACACCGAGGAGCGCCACATGGAGCGTCTGCGGGTGGGGCTGGACGCTATATCTTGACAGGTGCCAAAATCGGGGGCATTATCCAGACAATCCAAGATTGCGCCCGAGGGAAACCTTGCGGCGCTTTTTCATTTGCGCCGCGCTCTGGCGGTGTGCTGTCCCACCGGCGCACCACCTGAACGCGGACACGGCTCACCCATCGGTTCCTCCCAACCGCATCCCACGCTGGCGCCGCGTTCAACCCATAACCGCCACCGGGTATTAACCGCCACGGGGTTGCTAACCGCCACCGGGGCAACGCTAACCGCCAGTGGCATTAACCGCCACCGGGTCAGCATTACCCGCCAGTGGCGCTTTACCCGCCACCGGGTCCGGGCCGATGCTACCCGCCACCGGGTCAACGCTAACCGCCATGGGGGCAACGCTAACCGCCACCGGCATTACCCGCCACGGGGTCGGGGCAAACGCTAACCGCCACCGGGTCCGGCTCGGCGCCGCCCGGCTCGGGGTCTGGCGTGCCGCCGCCAGCTAGGGAATGCGCGAAAGCCTTGATGGCGGCGTGGTGCCGAGCGGGCGCCCATACCTCAAGCCGGACTAGGCCGGCAGCTTGCTTGCGTTGTCGTTCGCGCCGCTTGCGGTCAATCACTGTCATCGGCTGGCCTTTCCTGGCTGTCTGTGGCGCTAGGCCATTCCGGCGGGCGGTATCCATCAAGCATCCATTGCAAGACGCGTTGCGCAACGGGGTTAGGACCGCGCGCCGTGTTGCGATGGTCTGGCATCTCCCATTTCCGCACTGTGTCGGGCGTGGTGTTGAGGATGTGGCCTAGCTGATAGACGGAAAGGCCAAGCGACTTGCGCCCGGCCTTGAATTCATCTGATGTCAATTGCGTCTCCTTTTCTGTGGCATACGGAATGCCAGCCCTGCGAAGGGCTGGTCATCGGTAGGTCACGGGTAGGGCGCGGCTAGCGGCTCATGCGTCGCGGTCTGAAGCGTTGGAATATGCGACGTATCCGACAAGCGCACAGTCCCGCTCGACAGCATCAATGGTTTCTTTGTCTTGTCCGTCATGCACAACCGGCACGGCTTCGCTTCCGTTAACGTCGACGCGATAGACAATGTAGCCAGTGTCGCCAGGCAAGCGGGGCACTTGCTCATAGGCGCGGCCGAAGTCTTGGGTGACCGCCTCGTCAAGCTCGCGGCAAGCGTCAACAATGCTTTCGGCATTGTATGCCTTGCCGTTAAAGTCGCGCGTGTCGCCCCAAACGTAGCCAGTGTAAGCGTCAACAATAATGTAAGCTGCCATATCGGTTCTCCGGTTAGCGGGCGACGTTGCCCGGTCTCATGCTTAGGCGCATGGGATGCGCGCCCATATAGGGCGCAACACCGATAAGCCTAGTCGACGGCGCTGCAGGCTAGCAATGCCGCACGTGAGCTGTCATCCGACGACAAAGCCGGAATAGTCGCGCTTCGCTGGGCCCTTGGCATACAGGGCGACAACCACGCCGGCGGGGTCCAGAAAGCGCAAGTCATCCTTGTCACCGTCAAAGGTTGGCATGCCCAGGAACTCGGCCGGGATGATATCGGCCGAACGAAATACCGCCGCAATGTTCATGCCCTTGGCCTTGGCAATCTCTACTTGCTTCGCATAGGCGGGGTTCGCTGCAGAGTAGGAAAAGGTCAGCGCATAGTTGCCAGGCGTGCGGCGTTCGGTGTCACGGTTTGCCAGCTTGGTATAGTCATAGAACTGGATGCCGGGGAACGCGATAAAGACGTTGCCTAAGGTATGCGCGCCGCGCCGAACGGAAATCAGCTCCCAACGGGTATCAGAGGTTCCGTTAAGGCGAACGCAAGGCTTGATGCCCCGCTTTGCGCAATAGCGCTCGAAGCTGGCAAGGTCCGCGACCAGTTGCGCCATGAAGCCTTCGCGGTCACTCGCAAACCAAGCGGTTTTGCGCGCCCTCCCAACTGTCACGCTGTCCATTCGGCCGCGCCCCGCTTTGTTAAGGCAACCCTTGATGCATCCGGCAAGCTCTGCGGAAGGGCAGAGATTGACGCCGGCAGACTTCCACGGGGTCAAATACATAATCGCTGTCAGGTATTCCGACCCGTCGCCCTTCACAGTTTTAGCGTTATTGCCACAAGCCAAAAGGTTACCCTTCCACATAGTCGTTCTCCCATAGGCGAGCTTCATTGCTCTGCGTCATGCGTTGGCGCATGGTGACGCGGCCTCGCAAGGCCGCGCTTCAATGCGTCAAGCGTGGAAGACGGCGACGCCCGACGGGCAGTCTATAACGGTCATCTCAAGCGCTAGATCGCGCGCCCACGCCGCATAGTCGAAATAGTTGATAAGGAACTTTCCGCGCGTCGCATCAAGGCCACACGCCTCAATCATCTCGTCGGCGGCGTCGTCGGCATAGGCGCTAAAGCTGTCAAACGTTCCTGCGAAGTTGTCGGAAAGATTGGCGCGCGCCTCGTCTGCGGTGTGGAAGTTGGCAAGGATAGCGTGCAAGTCGTCTGCTGCGATATGGTCGAAATCTTCAAACAGTTCAGCCATAGCCGCGACGGCATCAAGGCCGGGGAATTCGCCCAGGTTCGGAAAGCTGTCATAGTCATGAATTGCCCATTCTTCAGCGCCGGCAACGGGTGACGCGGCAAGCATAGCGGCAACTTGTTCCCGCATGGCGTCAACGTCGCTGGTGGCGTCAATCCACTGCCCATGAAGGGCGCCAGAGTTATAAGCAGCAAGACAGGCAATATAGATACGCATTGTCGTTTCTCCAGGTGGCGAGCTTCATTGCTCTGTGTCGTCCATATGCACGCGTGTCCGGTCACGGTCAACACCTAAAAGCGTTGTGACCGAAAATAGTAAACCGGAAGACAGGCGCCCATGACCCGCAAGCCCTGGGCGCATCAAGTCGAGAGCAACACGGCAAGAGGATATGGAACAGCTTGGCGCAAGCTGCGCGCCCAGGCGATGCAACGTGACAAAGGACTATGCCAGGCTTGCCTTGCGTCGCATCGGGTCACCGTTGCCAAGGAATGCGACCACATTACCCCAAAGCATAAGGGCGGCGCCGATGACCTGGCGAACGTCCAAATGCTTTGCACCCCATGCCATGCCGAAAAAACGCAACGGGAAGCTGCAGAGGCTCAGGGGCATCGGATCAAGGTTCAAACCGGCTTGGACGGATGGCCGATCGGCTAACTGTGGCGCATCGGCCACGGCCGGCAGGGGGGCGCCCGAAAGGCTAGGCCCAGGGGCCATGAAACCGTGCTGTTGGTCT